TACGGAGATGTGGCTCAAATTAATGACATATGGGAGATTGATGTCAAAGAGCCTGTTTTTGAAGGTAATTACTTTAACAACTGGAAGGTGGTCAAGGATAGCATTGGAATTGATGAGTTCCTAGACTATCTTGTGGTCCATAGTCGCAAACATTTTGATTCGCAAGATACCATCGTCGAATCATTTAAAGAACCCTCACAATTGGTTCATATTTGCGAAGAGTGTGGCAAGTTGTCAAATACTTGCAAGTGTGAGGTCGAACCGCAATTTGGAGATCGCATTGCTGATGTCATCAAAACTAAAGCTGACAGTATGCGTGTACGCGCGTATTTCCATTCTAACGTTCTGCAGTCTAAGGCAGAAGATATTGCGGTAAAGCATCTTTTGAAGATGTTGACTAAGTTGGAGGAATCACCATATTCCCATTGGACGAACTGGGTACCCACTCAGTTCTTGGATAATGACTATGTCAAGGGTGCCATTCTATATGCAGGTGCCGATTACATTGAAGAAAGTGTGGCAAGCTATGTGAAGAAATATGTGATTATGTCACTCTTCGTAATGGCTTTGACTTTCATGGTGTCTACTAAATTGACAGTTGGAGTAGGTTTAGCCTTCTTTGTTTTCTTTCTTTTCTATTATGCAGGAATTGTGGAGGTGAAGAAAGACGCATACTTCAAGGCTATTGTGGAGCAGAATGGTAGTTTGCATGCTGCCTTTATGTCTGCTAGGGATAAGCATGTGCACTATGCTTGTGGACTTTTCGCGTCCCTTGCTGTGTTGTACGGAGTTGTTCAGGTGGTACAAGCTTTACGTAGGTCTATGGGAGCCCAAGGATCTCTTGCTCCTCGTTCTGTCGAGGAAATTCAGCAGAGAGATAGGGAGGAAAATGTATGGGCTAATAAGAAGGAACCCAAGGTTTTGCACTCAGAAAAGTCCTTTACTAACCACAAGGAAGTCAAGAACGCCATGACTTCACTTATTGGACAGATGTGTATTGGTTCCAAGTTTTCGGCTTGTTTTATGGTAAAGACTGGAGAAGTCCTGGTGCCTAAACATTTTATGCCGGAGAAGACTACAAAAGCCGTAATCCACCATTGTAAGAGACGTATCGAATTCGTCCTCAATCCCAAATACGCCGTACAGGTAGGGATGGGGGACTTTGTCTTGGTTTTTGTGCCCAACACAGGGCCCTTAAAGGACACACGCCCTTTCTTTTTCGATAC